CCGCAGCTGCGCCGGCGTCTGCTCAACAACGTCAGCAAGCGGATCCGGACCATGGGCCGCAAGCGAATCCGCGACCAGCAGAACCTGGACGGCTCGCCATTCGAGGCCCGCAAGGGCGATGGCAAGGGCAAAAAGAAGATGGAAGCCGGTCTGGGCAAGTTGCTCCAGGTCACCGCCCTGACCCCTGACAGCGCGACTCTGGGCTGGCGCAACGGCTTGACTAGTTGGGTCGCCGCACAACAGCACAACGGTGCCTCCGAACGCCGGACAGCCGCGCAAATGCGCCGCTGGAACCGAGTCCCGGAAGGGCTGGCAGCGACGGACAAGCAGGCCAAGCGCTTGCGCCGCCTGGGCTTCAAGGTTCGCCAGGCGGGCAAAAAGAGCCTCACACGGCCGTCCGTAGCGTGGATTCAAGAGCACGTGAATTACGCCAAGGCTGGGTTGCTGATTCGCATCCTGTCCGACGAAAAAGCCGAGGGCACCGGTGCACAAAGCTGGGAAATCACCCTGCCCAAGCGCCAGTTCCTGGGCGTCAGCACCAACCGGGACACCAGCCTGCTGGTTAACCAGGTGCTGCAACAAATCCTCAACTCAACCCGCTAACGAGGCACTGCATGGCACTTGGCAAAGTCAGCGTCAACAATCTCAACCTCGGCCAGGGTGCCGTGACCGAGATCGAGCGCTATTTCCTTTTCATCGGCCCCGGCGCCAAAAGCGTCGGCAGCCTGATTCCATTGAACACCGACAGCGACCTGGACGTAATGCTGGGCGTTCCTGCCAGTGATCTGAAAACCCAGGTCACTGCCGCACGCCTTAACGGCGGCGATCGCTGGGCGTGCCTGGCGGCTCCGCTCGCTGCAGACGGCGACTGGTCTGACGCGCTCGAAATTGCCCAGCAGCAGGGCTTTTCTGTCGAGGCAGTGGTGATCACCACACCGGTGACCGCAGCTGCGGAACTCTCCGCGATGCACGCCGCCGCGATTGCCATCAACAACACCTACGGGCGCCGTGTATTCGTCATGGCCAGCACCGTTGGCATCCTTGCCCAACTGACCTGGTCGGACTACCTGACGGAACAGAAGGCGATCACACAGGATCTGGCTGCGGCGCGTGTCCTGGTCGTGCCCCAGTTGCATGGCAATGACCTGGGCGTTCTGGCTGGGCGCCTGGCCAATGCGGCCGTCAGCATTGCCGACAGCCCGATGCGTGTGGCCAGTGGTGCCGTGTTGGGCCTGGGCCCCGTGCCCAAGGACAAGGATGGCGTACCGCTGCCTTCGGCCATCCGCTCCGAACTCGACAAGGCTCGTTTCTCTGTCTCGCAGACCTATCCGGATTACCCGGGTGTGTTCTGGGGCGACGGCAACATGCTCGATGCGCCGGCGAGCGACTTCCAAGTGGTCGAGTACCTGCGTTTGGCCGACAAGGCTGCGCGCCAGGTGCGCCCGCTGCTGATCCTGCGCGTTGCCGATCGGCGCCTGAACAACACGCCCAACAGCATGGCGGCCGCTGTCAGTGCCTTGATGAAGCCACTGCGCGCCATGGCAAAGTCCGCGACGTTCGCTGGCCAGGTGTTCCCGGGAGAGATCGAGGCGCCGAAAGACGGTGACATCGTCCTGGTCTGGATCACCAAAACCAAGGTCGAGGTGTACATCAAGATCAAGCCCCTCAACTGCCCGAAAGACCTCACGGCGAACATCGCCCTGGATCTTTCCAACGACGATTCGGAGTAACCCCCTATGTCCCGTATTGGCGGTAAAAACTTCGACATCAACCTGGGCGACCTCCAGGTGCATATCGAAAGCTGCACCCTGGATATCACCGACAACAGCGCAACGGCGCAAACCCGTGGTGTGCCCAATGGCACCGTCGATGGTGACGTGGCGGCCAGCGGCGAGTTCGAGTTCGACACCAGCAACTTCAACCTGCTGATCGAGGCTGCACGTTCTGCCGGCAGCTTTCGTCAGTTGGAGCCCTTCGACGTGGTGTTCTTTGCCAAGGCCGGCGAAGAGGAACTGCGCATCGAGGCGTTCGGCTGCAAGTTGAAGGTGTCCAGCCTGCTGAGTGTCGATCCCAAGGGCGGCGAGAAGTCCAAGCACAAGGTGCCTTTCGAGGTCACCAGCCCGGACTTTATCCGCGTCAACGGCGTGCCGTACTTGGCAGCGGCCGAAATCGAGGGCCTGCGCTGATGGTGTGCCCGTTCGATCGTGCCCAGGCGCTGGAGCAACGCCAGCGTGACCAGGCGATTGCCGCTCAGCTCGCCCAAGTGCCTCCGAGCGGGCCAAGCCTGACCGATTGCCTGGACTGCGATAAGCCGATCCCTGAACAACGGCGCGCCCTTGGTGGCATGACCCGCTGCGTCCCGTGCCAGACCCTAATTGAGCAAGGAAAGCGCTGATGACTGATTCCGTAGTCAACGATCCGGTGCGTCTGCTGGAGCGCGACATGGCGGTGTTCAAACACCGCTTGGTCAGCTTGGAAAAGCGCCAGGAGTCGGTCCCGACTCGCGTCACCAAGCTGGAGCAACAGTTTGAACACATGTCTGGCCAGCTGTCCGAACTCAACGAAGGCCAGCAGAAGCTGACCGTCGTCGTCTCCGACATCGGCAAGAAGATTACTTGGGCCCTGGCCATTGCCAGCACCCTCTGGGCCATCCTGCAGATGATCGGCCCGACCCTGTTGCGGGCGGTGTTCCCATGAGCCTGCGCGGCAAGATCGCCGCCGGCGGCATTGCGCTCTGCAGTTCCACACTGGTGCTGTTTCTGGGCACTTGGGAAGGCAACGGCCAGAACACCGTCTACGCAGACAAGTTGGCCCAGGGCCTGCCGACCGTGTGCAAAGGGATCACCCGACACACCAGCCCCTATCCGGTGGTTGTCGGTGACTACTGGTCGGATGCCCGATGCAACGAGATGGAGCAGTTGGTGATCCGCAAAGGGCAACTGCAGCTCGCCGATTGCATTACCAATCAACAGGTCGGCCAGAACACTTTTGACGCCCTGACCAGTCATAGCCACAACGTTGGCACGCCCAGCACCTGCGCCAGTCGGGCGGTGGGCCTGATCAACGCCGGCCGCATCAAGGACGGATGCAAGGCGCTGGCCTGGGCCCCTGACGGCAAAACGCCGGTCTGGGCATTCATCACCACCGCCCAGGGCAAGAAAGTGTTTATCCCGGGGCTGCACGCGCGCCGGTTGGCCGAAGCGGCACTGTGCGAGGCGGGTTTGTGATGCTGCGCGAAGTCTTGTTTCCGGTGCTGTTGTGCCTGCTGGCTTACATCGGATTCGACATCCTGCAAGGCCAGCGCGACACCGCCCGTGAAGAACGTGACGCCGCGCAGTCCGAGGTCACTGGCCTGCGTGAGGCCGCTCGTATCAGCGGCGAAATGCTCGCCGCCCGAGACGATATCGACCGTACCCGCACCCAGGAACTGAACCATGCACGCACTGAAATCGACGCTTTGCGTCTTGATGTTGCCGATGGCCGTCAGCGGCTGCGCTTCAAAGCTACCTGCAGCGTCACCACACCCGACAACACCGGCGCCGGCGGCGTGGCTGATGCAGGCACCGCCGAACTCGCAGCAGACGCTCGATCGGATTATTTCACCCTCAGAGACCAGCTTGCCCTCAGCAAGCAAATGATCCTGGGCCTGCAGGACTACGTGCACCAGGTGTGCCTGCGCTGACCTGAATCACCCCTTAAACCAATCACTAAAACGGACACGAATATGAGCCAGATCCAATCCCGCGACATCACCCTGGAAGTCGGTACCAAGGAATTCACTTTCACCCTGACGCCCCAGGACGTGACCAAGTACTTCAACGCCATGACCGCCAACAACAAGGTCGCGCCGTCCTTCAACTTGCTGAGCAGCACCGTGCTGCCGGCTGAGAAGGCCGAACTGCGCGAGCTGATGGCCAACCCGGTGATGACCATGCAGATCGCCGGTGCGCTGCTCGAGGAGTACGCCCCTGACGTCGAGATCATCGTAAAAAAGCCCTCGAGCACGCTGACCGCCTAAGCGAGGACGGCCTGGGCCAGTTGCTGGCCCTGACCAACCGGTGGCTGCCTGGCGCCGAGCCCAGCATTGAAAACATGGGCACGGCCAAGTGGCTGGAAGACGAACACTGGAAGCGCATGGAATTCGCCGTAGCAAACGGCATCGCCCATGCGTTGAACGGATAGGAAACACATGGCCGACCGTAGCGCCCGCCTGGATTTCATCTTGGCCCTGACCGACAAGGTCACTGCACCGCTGGGCAAGGTGAAAATGGGCTTCTCCGAGCTGACCGAGCAAAGCGAAAAGAACATCAAAACGATGGGCATGGGCTTGGCCGGTGTGACGGGCGCTTTCGTCGGGATCAACGAATCGCTGCAGCCTGCTTTGGAGATGAACCGCGCCCTGGGCGAGGTCAAGTCGCTGGGCGTGGCTGAGGACGCGCTGACTGCGCTGAATCAGAAGTCCCTGGAGTTCTCGGTGAACTATGGCGAGAACGCCCGGGATTTTGTCGCGTCGGCCTACAGCATTGAGGGCGCTATCAAGGGACTGACCGGCAGCCAGCTGGCTACCTTCACCAACACCAGCAACCTGCTGGCCAAGGCCACCAAGTCCGACGCCGACACCATGGGCGCCTACGTGGGCACCATGTACAACCTGTTCAAGGGCCAGGCTGACGCCATGGGCAAGGGCGAATGGGCCGAAAAACTCGGCGGCCAGACCGCTCTGGCGGTGCAGCTGTTCCGCACCGACGGCGCTCAGCTCAAGGACGCATTCAAGGAAGTGGGCTCGATCGCCACCGCCGCCGGCGTCGATATCGCGGAGCAATTCGCGGTGATCGGCTCGCTGAGCAGCACCATGGAGGGCGGCGACGCCGGCGGCCGCTACAAAGCGTTCTTCGAGAACCTGGGCGCCGCTTCCGAAAAGATGGGCATGAAGTTCACCGACTCCAATGGCAAAGCGTTGCCCATGCTGCAGATCATGGAAAAGCTGCAGGGCAAACTGGGCGACCTGACCAGCGCGTCGGCCAGCGCCAAGCTGATGGAAGTGTTTGGCGGTGAGGGTGCGCAGGTCATCAGCTCCCTGGCCAAGGACACCGATCGCTTACGCAACGGGATGGATAAGCTGGGCAAGGTGCGCGGCCTCGAGGACGCCGAGAACATGGCCAAGGCCATGGTCGACCCCTGGCAGCAGTTCGCCGCCGCTGTCGAAGCGTTGCGCATCGCCTTCGGCCAGGCGCTGATCCCGATCTTGACGCCGCTGATGGCCAAGCTCAGTGGCATTGCCGGCACCTTTACCCGCTGGACTCAAGTGTTCCCCAACATCACCCGGGTAATCGGCATTACCACGCTGACCATCCTGGCGATCATCGCCGCCCTGTCGCTGCTGACCTTTGCCATCGGCGCCGGCCGTATGGCTTGGCTGGCCATGGTGAGCGTCTGGAAAGTGGTGCAGCTGCTCAACCTGCGCACCGCCGCCGGCTTCGTGCTGCAGAAATTGGCCATCCTGGCTTACCTGTCCATCTTGACGTTGTTCGGTGCGGCCATGTTGGTCGTTCGCGGCGTCATGTTGGCCTGGCAGGCCGCGATCTGGCTGGTCAACTTTGCCCTGACTGCCAACCCCATTGGCGTCGTGGTGATGGGCATCGCCGCCCTGGTCGCTGTCGTGGTCGCCGCCGTTGTGTACTGGGACAAGTGGACGTCCGCGCTGATGAACACTGAGGCCTTTAAGTGGGTCAGCGCGCAGCTGAAAGCACTTTCTGACTGGTTCACGTCCATGGGCGGCTGGAGTGGCATGGCGAAGGCGGCATGGGACGGCATCGTTGCGATCTTTCACAAGTCGATCAACACCCTGATCGAGTTGCTGAACAAGATCCCCGGCGTCGATATCGAGACCAAGTTCGGCGCGATGCCCGAGGTGCCCGGTACCGACATCGGCGTCAACACCGTGGACGGCGCAGCAGCGGCACAGAAAGCCCAGCAGACTATCAATGCAGCCATTCCAAGCCTGTCGCCGGCGCGGCCCAACGCCGTGCCCCCGGGCGGCCTGCTGACCAGCATCCAGAACAACAACAGCAGCCAGAACAAGGGCACCCATGTGGAAACCCTGAACATCCATACCGGCAAGCCTATGACCCCTCTGGAGCTGGAACACATGATGAGCATGGCGGTACCGGGATGAGCGAATACATCGACCTGCTGATCCACGACAACGACCTGGTGCTGGACCTGTCCCGTCAGCCGCTGCTCATCGATGACCGGGCCAGCATCGCCCAAGACATCGCTCACATGATCCGCGACAGCGGTCTGCTGGTGACCCTGGTTGCTGAGCGCGATCGGCTCAGACAGCGCGACTGCATCCAGCAGTTGGAGCTGCTGGTGGAGGCGGACGAGCGCCTGGTGCCCGGTACCGCATTGATCACCCAGCTGGAGCCAGGTCAGTACCTGGTGACGGCCACCACCCTGAAATTCGGCACGATCGAGGTAACGTTGTGAGCGACGTAGATTTTAAACAGGCGCTGACTGACGCGGGCATTCCGACCACTGAGGCAGGCCTGCGCCAGGCGTGGGAGGCTGAAGTTACCGCCCAGGGCAGCAAACTGAGTAACACCAGCACCTGGTCGCCGTTCTGGCGTGTCGTCACCGCTTTGGTGACCAAGCCGGTGATGTGGATTCTGGACTTCTTAATCAGCACGGTACTGCCGAACTTCTTCGTCAAAACCGC